ATCGTGAAATTGGGGTCGGTGACCGGCACCACGGCCATCGTGGCGATCTGCTGGACGTAGGTGGAATAAGTCAGTGACATGGTTACCCTACCATCTTGAACGCTTCGGTCTCGACCTCAAGAACCCGACGCGACCACCCCGCGCCAAACATACTATAGGTTGGAAGGCTTTGCAAAAAGGCTAATCGGGCGTCACAGACTTGCGTTGCAACATCGCGAGGGTTTGCCGTTTCAAGAGCAGCAAGCGTGGCGGGGCCGATTTGTCCGTCTGCTGCCACATTGAGTACCTGCTGAAGGGCTTTGGCGGCCCGCGACGGCCCCGAATTGATGGCAAAATCAAAGACCGCATAATCCACTCCATATGGCAAATCGTCGCCTTTAACGGTGTCCCAATACTTTGCCTTGTAAAGCGGCATGACGTCATTCGGAGTAAGCGCCCTAATGTCGTCCTTGGTCACAGGATGGCCGACCCACGCCTCCCAAGTGTCCTTGGTGCAGCCGAGATTAGTTGCCCCACCCGGATCGTGCGGGTTGTCGACGTAGCCACCTTCATTCCGCAGAACGAGGGCAAAGCACTGTTCAAAATTATTTTCCATTGCCGAGCGCCGCCGTCAGAGCATCCGTCTTCTGCTTTGAACCAGCCGAAGACCCAAAATAGAATCCCATAACGCTTGTCCACGCCGTGCCGAGCGTTCCGATCAGCATCAAAAGCGCTTCGCCGCCGGTCGGTGGCAAGCCATAATGCAGGATGTAGCCCACGATGCCGAAAAACCCGAGCGTGACGCCAACCGCAAGAACGCGGGGGATCCAGTCGCGTGTCTGGATTTCCATGTTGCGGGCCGAATCGCGATCGGCCTCTGAAATGCGTTCGAGATCGATGTCGAGCGACTTCATCTGAACCTTAAAGTCAGCGTCGATTTTTTTGAGAGCGGCAAGCTGGTCGCCATTGGGATTTGCCAAGGCTGCCATAATGTCGTCTTCAGTGCCATTCTCATGGCCGAACAAAGCGCCCGAGATAGCCCTGACAGCCATGCCAGCGACGGGGCCGCCGAGAGCGGTCGCAATTGTTGGCGCGATTGACCCAAGCAGCGGGCCGAATGATTTCAAAAGGTCCATTTTGATCCCCTATTAGTGCGTTAATGACAACCAGATGCCGAGGCCAGCCATGACCACCAGAAGGCCGCCCACAATGCTCGACACCATGATCACGTCGCGACGGGTTTCCATCGCCTGTTCATACTCTTCCTTAGCCTGTCTCGCGGCTTCTTTCCGCAACTCAATAACCTTGCGCTGGACATTGTCCCATGCCGCGACCCCATGCATGGCGACAAACATATTCTTTGCCTCTGCCGCCATTTGTTTGGCCTTGTCTTTGGCGGCATAGAGTTTCATCGCCTGCGCTTCAAACTCAGCCTGCGACTGAAATATCTTCTTCTTGCGCGGCATCGACACAAGTTGAACGACCTTGGCGACCTCAGACATCAAGTGGCCAACTCGATGTGCGGTGTCGACGACGTCTTCGCCCGCGCTGACGGCAGACTTCAACCCGTTATAGATAGCAGTGGCACCAGCCAATACGGTAAACGGGTCCATTAGTCACCTACCCAGAACGGTGGATTTTGCGGTTGAATCGGGGCTGGAGACAGAACGGCAATTTGTGCCGCAATTTGTGCCTCGACGCCGGGTACGCTGATCAAAGAAGCCACCCAGTTTGCAGCCATCTCCTGCGTGATGTCTTGATACGGGATAAATTCGGCAGGATTAGGGTCGCCCAATTTCACCGAACCGGATGCAGAAGATGTGTTTGCGCCATCGGTGCCGGTGCATACCCAATTGATGCCGACAACGACATTTTGCAAATCGCCTTCTTGCGGCTTCACAATGAATTGCGGGTATGACCAAGTGAATTGCACGATTACCTCCTAAACAACGAAAAGAACCCCGCTGTGCCCGGAGTGTAAGTCAAAACCATAAAGCCTTGCGTCCCATTGCCGCCATTATACCAGCCGCTTGTCGATTGGCCACCGGCACCCCCGCCAGCGCCATAGTTACCGGCAGTAGAACCAGCGCTTTGGCCTGAATCGCCGCCACCACCGCCGCCGCCACCACCGCAGCCGAGCGAGTTGGTGTATTCCGTACCGGCAGAGCCACCTTGGTTTTGGCCGCCGCCTGTGCCGCCATAGCCGTTGTCGCCTTGACCGCCATTGCCGCCGGTCGCACCGTTTGAGCTGGTTCCATTGCCGCCCGCGCCATTTGGTCCGGCTGCGCCACCGCCACCGCCGCCGCCATATCCATGTCGTCCGCCATTGCCGCCTGAATAAAGCGTCGAACCAATTCCAGCGGATGCCTGTCCGCCATAAGTAAAATCAGGCGAGCCTGTCCCCGAGCCGCCGCCGAAGCCGCCCTGAGCGCCGACAGACGAGTTGGCAAGCGTCGAGCCATTGAACCATGTGCCGCCGCCGCTCGTCCCCGCACCGCCGCTTTGATTGATAGCAACCCCTGCCGCACCGATGTTGAGTGAAACAGTGCTATTTGGCCCGACGGACAAAGCTGGCCCGCTGGAATACGCTCCGCCGCCGCCGCCGTTACCGCCATTGTTGCTTTGCTGGCCGCAGCCCCCACCGCCGCCACCGGCAATGCATTCAATGTTGTTTTTCGGCGACCAGTCCAATGGCGTCGTGTATGACGTCTGACTTGTATTGGTCAGATAAGTGACGGTCGCAAAATAGTACGAGAGCTGTTCGCCCATGCCGGGCGTCCACATTGGCACCGGCAACGACCACAAGGCTGGCTGAATATGCAGCGTGTCGGTCGCGATTGCATAAAGAAACGCATCCGCGTCGTCGCGGTCGTCAAACCACCCAGTCCAGACAGGGTGACCGTCGTTCAGCCGTGCGGTGATCCGAAAGCGCGTATGGTTCTCATGCCCAAGATGCGTCTTGGGTTGCGCCTGAGACCGCGTCATCCATTGACTTTTGGGGACGTGAGGCAGGATCATTATGTTTGCGTCGTGACAGCCACGACGTCCCAATAGCCATCGGTGGAATTGTAGATCGCGCCAATATAGCTCGTCTTGTTCGCCGTTGTCGCAGCAGGCAGGAACGCGCCGACCTGACGGAACGATCCCGTTCCTGATTGCGTCCAAGTCAGTGTCTGCGATGTGCCCGCATCCTTCAACCGGAACACGACTGTCTGGCCCTGAACCGGCGACCCTGAATCAGCGCTGATCGTCAGGCTGTTGGCGATGCCGGTCAGAACGATTTCATCGTAGCTGTTGCTGTTCCAAGCAAAGGGCGACGAGGGCGCGTTGGTGACGCTCACGCGGGGCGTGATGCGGCCAGTGGGGGAAATGTTGCCGGTCACCGCTAATGTGCCGCTCGGGGCCGTGATCGTGTTTGTGGCAACGCTTGTGAAGGCTTGAGCGCCGGTCAGAAGGCCATCGTTGTCGAGGCGGATATTCGTGCCGTCAGAATAGACCGTGATGTTGTAGCCTTGCGGGGCCGCGACAGTCGTTCCGCCGCCGCCGGATGCGATCGTGACCGTGTATGCGCCGGATGTGTTGTTGAAGATGATCCAGCGGCCACTGATGCCAGTCGGGATCGTGATCGTGATGTTGGCCGAGATCGTGCCTGTCAGCGTGATGCGCATCGCTTGCGTCTGGCCGAGCGAGCCGGAAGAGGCTGGCCCGGTCAAAGTGACGTTTGCGTTTGTCAGCGCAATTGAAGTCGTGTTGCCAAGAACGGCATCGAGGATCGCCTCGTTGTAATTCAACGGCTGATCCCACGTTGGCGAAGTCTGGTTGTATGCTGGCTGATTAAGGCCGGTATTGGTTGTCGTTGACATGATCAGCCCCTAAACCATTCACGAAGAGCAAGACTAATACGAATTGCTAAAAGAGCCAGCCACAGGACAGAAATGAAAAGACCGACCCATTCGCCAAGAATTTGCGCCCACCAAGGGAGCGTCAAAGAGGCTGCGGCAACAGCAGTGTCAATCATAAGATTGTTGTTGTCGTGCGAGGTCATGATGCTACCCAATTTTTCGTGGCTTCATCCCAATGATAAATTTTACCATCGGTAGGATATGGAACGGGTGCCTCCCAAAGCCACGTCGTCTGGTTCAATGCCCAAGACGGATATGGCTGAGGCGCATAAAAGACATCATGCGCTGCATCGTAGGTATGCCCAATACCGGCATAGTTGCCGCGCAATGGCCGACCTTCTGGGTGCTGATTGCCATGAGTATTGTATGACGTTTGAATCCATTGACCCGGTGATGAGTCAACAAAATGAGTGAAAAAATCTTGCTCGGCCACGATGACCTGAACGACTTTTCCGTCAACGACTTTTGCAAAATGGCTCATGCTGTGTAACTCCCTGAAGAAGTAAATTTGATAATGGTGTTGCTACCAGATGTGGTTACGGTAGGAGAACCTGTCGTAGTTCCGGTATAGTTTGCTGTTGGCACGGACAGAATAATAACGCCAGAACCGCCGCTTCCGGCTCCCCCGCCTGACCCGTTGGCTCCGCCCCCGCCGCCGCCTGTGTTTGCGGTTCCACTGCCACCGTTACCACTGCCGCCGCCACCAGCGCCACCAGAACCGCCTGACGCGCCATTAGCGCCCCCGCCGCCACCCCCTGCGTAAGTTACAGAGGAGCCTGTAATAGAAGACGATGACCCAGCGCCTCCGTTGCCGCCGACATTGCTGCCATTTCCGCCAACTGCGCCCGCGCCACCCCCGCCGCCGCCGCCGTAATTAGGACCACTTGAATTGCCGGTGCCACCCGAATTACCTTGTCCTGATGTTCCAGAACCGCCTCCGCCGCCAGCGCAACCACCGCCGCCAGAGCCACCCCCTGTGCCAGCGGTTCCTGCATTACCTGACCCATAACCTCCTCCAACGGCTGCCGTTAAAGCTGCAAAGGAGGAATTACTGCCACTTGTATTTGTCGCGCCACCTCCTCCAACAGTCGCAGTATATACGGTCCCTATGCTTAATGTTGTTGTGCCAGATAATAAGCCACCGGCCCCTCCACCGCCCGCAGTCGCAGTGGCTCCGCCACCCCCGCCGCCAGCGACAATTAAATACGATGCTGAATATGATTGAGGAATTGCCGCTGCATATTGCTGCGAGTAAGAAACCCAGCCTTGTGTTGAATCAATATAGACAAGGTTTAATGACTGTCTGTTAGTAGAAATTACATAATTAATTGCAAATCCTTGGATTTTGTTTCCATTCGGGGCAATGCCAATATTGTTCGTCGCAGCAGTCCCCGCATAATCAACAATTGTAATCTGATTGCCAGCGGATGGAGATGCTGGAAGAGTGACAGTAATTGCGCCAGACGTGGTATTGACCGGATAAATGTACCCTGCCGATGCAGTGAAATTGGAGGTTTGAACCGCAGCAGTTAACAGGCCACTGCTTCCAACCCATGACGAGCCATTGTAATACTCCAACGCATTGAGCGTGGTGTTAAACCCATACTGCCCTGAATTTGGCGATGAAGGGCGTGTGGCTGTTGTCCATTGGGCTGGGGTTTCGCCGTTCTGACCTGACAGTGTGATCGTCATGGGTTATCTCACTCGTAAAGGATGTTGACCGAACCGCTATTAAACGAATCCGTACCATTAGCTGTTGTCAACTTTACTTGGGTCAGTGTGCCAGATAATGTGACACTTCCTGCCGCCCAAACAATCCAGTTGCTATTGCCCCACACAACCGTTGACGTGTAAGCCCAAATATTGTTGGTTGGATCAATAAGCGTAATTACTAACTGGCCGCTTAATGGGCGACTTGCGGTCGCCATATTTTGTACAACAAAACCGCTACCAGCAACGTTTGCTGTGCCGTTAAAGCTAGATGCAGCTTGTGCAATGGTGGAAATATAACCAGACGTAATAAACCCGCCTGAAGTTCCCATTTGAACTATTGTGTTGCTTGTGCCGCTGGTGCCGACTTGGTTAAAGCTAAATGTAATTCTACGAATATATGACGGCAAACCAGTAAACGAAAAAGATGTGCCAGATGTTGTAGCGGCAACAGACCCAAGAACCAAATTCGTAGAAACACCCTGCACCGCAACCGTGCCTGTCCCTGCTGGAAGCGTGATCGTATTCGTTCCAGCGACTGCGGGAGCAGCAAATGTGATCGAGCCAGATGAAGAACCATTCAAAATTGGAGAAGCGGAAAAAGTTGCCGCTCCAGTAATAGACGCAGTTCCAGTAATGGATGCGGTTCCAGTGACCGAAAGATTTTGCCCAACGGTGACGCCGCCCGATGTGTTCAATGCAAGATTAACCGTTGAAGATGACGGTTCTTGAATATTTGTGGTTTTGAGCGTTGCGGTCATGCTGTGTAACTCCCAGAGGAGGTAAATGTGTGATAATAATACCCACCGGATGATGTGACCGTTCCACCGGAACCCTTTTGCGATGCACTTTGGTAACGGATAATCACAATACCTGAACCACCGTTTGTTCCGTTACTTGTGCCGCCTGAGCCAACGCCGCCCCCGCCGCCGCCTGTGTTTGCAGTTCCGGCGGTGCTACTGGATTGGTCGCCAGATGTGCCGCCATTTCCGCCCCCACCATTGCCCCCAGTGTTAGGATCGCGACCGCCGGAAGAACTTACCCCGCCCCCGCCACCAGCGTAATAATAAGTCCCGCTAACATTTTGCCCAGTTGATGTTGCGGCCCCCCATACAGAAAATAAGCTTGTTCCTGCGCCGCCAAGACCGCCGTTATTTCCCGAACCTGCCGCACCTGTTCCTCCAGCGCCGCCGCCTCCGCCAGAAACATATTGGCTAGCCGCCGCGCCTCCGGCGTATCCTTGGTTTGATGTTGCGCTTCCTCCGGTTCCTGATTGCGAACCCCCGCCGCCAGAACCGCCTGAGACGCCATTACTTCCGCCTGAACCGCCTCCGCCGCCTCCGCCACCGACGGCAGTCACCAAATTCAAAGACGAAATTGAAGAATTTCCTCCCGAACCGCCCGCCGACCCAGACGATTGTGTTCCACCCGCGCCGACAACAATGGTATAGGAGCTGTTTGAAAGAACAACTGTACTCCCGCTAATTACGCCGCCCGCGCCGCCGCCACCGCCACTGTTTGCGTTTGCTCCGCCGCCCGCGCCGCCGCCAGCAATAATGAGATAATCAATTGAATAAGACCCCGCAGCTACATATTGCTGCGAATAAGAAACCCAGCCTTGCGTTGAATCGATATATACAAAATTCAATGATTGTCTATTTGTCGTAATTGCAACATTTGATGTGCCTCCTTGAATTTTATTTCCGTTTGGATTGATGGTAATTGCATTGGCTCCTGCCGTCCCCGCATAGTCAACAATCGTAATCTGATTGCCTGCACTTGGAGAAGCGGGAAGGGTCACGGTGACAGTGTTAGACGTGGTGTTGACCGGATACGCATTCCCAGCCACCGCCGTGAAATTGGATGTCTGAACAGATTGCCATGTCAAAACTTGCGATGCCAAAGCCACCGTTCCCGTAGCGGCAGGAAGCGTAAGCGTATTCGTTCCCGCAATAGCAGGTGGCTGAATAGTGATTTGTCCTGACGTTGAACCGTTAAGAACTATTGCACTCATATCACACCACAGTCCATGTTGATGAAGAAGGAACGGTCACGGTTGCGCCGCTTGCAATTGTAACAGGCCCGAACGTGCCAGCGTTGGTGTTTGACGGGATGCTATACGACGAATTGACGGTCTGGCCATTGTTCCAGAAGATCGCGTCCGTGCCGCCGCCTGTCGCGCCGCCTGTAATCGTTGTCCACGTTGGTTGCGCTGACGACCCGCCGGACACCAGTGCCTGACCAGCGGTGCCGTATGACGCCGTTGCTGTCGGGCCAATACCCAATGCGCCAGATGTGTTGATGACAAATTGACCCGTGCCATTTGTCCAGAACGACAGCGGCAGATACGTGCCTGTACCGTTGATGCCAGACACTAATTGCACATCGGTCGTGCCATTCGTCGCAATCAAAACTTTTGATGCGTTCGTCGGGTCGGCTGCGTTGGTCGCTTGCCATGAAGCAGCAGTCGCCGTGCCGCTCGGCAACGCATAAATGCCGGTCGTGCTGTTAGATGTGCTGGTTTGAAACGCCAAACGGTTCGTGACCGTGGAATTGGTGAAGTCAGCCAAGAAGCGGCTGGCCGTTCCCGTGTTCGTCGTGTTGCCGCTGACCGTTGGCGTGGTCAATGTTGGCGAGGAAATTGATGGCGACGTCGCCAGAACAATACTGCCCGAACCGGTGACATTCTGCCCAAGAGCGGTCTGAACGCCCGTGCCGAATGACGTGATGCCGGTGCCGCCATTCGCAATCGCAAGTGTGCCAGCGAGCGTGATTGCGCCGGTCGTTCCGGTCGATGGCGTGAGGCCCGTCGTGCCAGCCGAGAATGACGTGACGCCGCCGGTTGACGCCGCCCAAGTTGGGACGCCGCCAGCCAATGTGAGGACGTAGCCGTTCGTCCCTGCTGCAAGGCGGGACCAAGTGTTGGTACCGGACCCATAAAGCAAATCGCCAGTTGCGACTGCCGTTTGCCCTGTGCCGCCGACCGTCGCACCGACCGAGCCGGACGTGATCTGCGAGCCAGCGATGGCAATCGACGTGCTGGACGCCGCCGTCAACTGGCCCTGAGCATTGACCGTGAATGTGCCGACAGATGACCCAGAGCCATAAGAACCGGCAGTGACAGCCGTGTTTGTGATGCTGAACGTATTTCCCGTAAGCGTGAGGCCCGTGCCAGCGGTGTAAGACGTTGACCCACCGATTTGCACAAATGTCAGAGGCGTCGTGCCAATTGTAATTGGCGCGTCCGTTGTCTGCACCCACTGGGTATTAGCGTTGACTGTCCCGTTAAGGATGAACGTCGTATCGCCCGGCGCGACTTCATTCTGTCCAGTGCCGGTTTGATCGTAATCGGTCGCACGGGTCAAAACCCAGCCGACAGAGCCTGAACCAACGCTCGTGACCGTGTAGATGCCGTTATATTGGCCGCTGGTTTCGTTCTTGACGAGGATGCGCTGACCAACCGATGGGTTGCCGCCGTCAATGGCGAGCGTCGCAAATGGCGATGTCTTGGTAATCGTTGCCCCGACGCCCGACGATCCGTTGTTATACGTCACCGTGCCGAGGTCTGCCGTCGTCGCGTATTCGCAAGCGGCGTGATAGTTGTTCCCACTGACGACAGAATCGACATAGGTTTTATTAACGATATCGGTTCCGCCTGATGGCGCGGTCGAGATTGTGCCGGTCGTCATCGCAACGCTGGTGGCAGATGCAGCGCCGAGTGTCGGCGTGACAAGCGTGGGCGACGTGGCAAGGACAATGCCGCCTGAGCCGGTTACGTTTTGGCCCAATGCAGTTGCAACGCCCGTTCCAAACGAATTGATGCCTGTGCCGCCATATGCGACCGCAACGGTTCCCGACGTGATTTGGCCGCCAGAAATAGAAATTGAGGCGTTATTTGCCGCCGTCAATTGGCCTTGAGCATTTACCGTAAATGTCCCAACAGTAGACGCGGAACCATATGAGCCTGCCGATACAGTCGTATTGGCAAGACTAATTGTGCCGGTAGTTGTGATCGGGCCTCCGGTTAATCCGGTGCCTGTTCCTACACTTGTGACGGTGCCCGTGCCGGTAACCGTTAACCATGACGGATTTGCCCCCGCGCCACCGGACTGAAGAACTTGTCCAGATGTTCCGGGTCCCAAAGCCGTCCAATTGGATGCACCGCGATAAAGCAATGTGCCTTGAACAGCGCTGATCGACCCATCAAGAATGGCCGAAAGCGTTGTGCCGGTCGGCGGATTGGATGATCCGGTCGCATTCGCCAAAATGTAGTTTGATGAGATTGGCGCGAGGCTCAATGTGCGCGTTGCGGCGAGCGTACCGCCACCGGTTAACCCCGTGCCAGCAAGAATAGACACAGTGTTCGGGACATACCCTTGAGCCTGAACATAGGCCGTCGTCGCAATTGATACGCTATTGTCAGAAGAAGACGGCGTCGGCGCGGTTGGATTTCCAGTAAACGCAGGTGAATTAAGCGGCGCAGCGCCAAGCAAAAGCATCGTCTGCGCGACGGTCAAATCTTGCGGCTGTGCCGCGCTGCCTGAATTGTTTCCTTTGATGGTATTTGCGGCCATCGTGGAGAGATATGAATTGCTGACGCTGTTTGTGTTCAGGCCAATTGTGCCGGTTGTCGTGATTGTGCCGCCAGACAGTGGTGCCTGTGCCGTGATCGATGTCACGGTACCGCTATTCGCGTTAAGATTAGCGATTTGCTGGGCGCTGACAGCATACGACGTGCCGGACTGCACGACATTGAGAAGTGAAGTGCCGCTAAGGCTGGTCAGAACTGGGAGGTTCGTGATTGTGATGTTGCTCATGTCGCAGGCCCAGTTTGAGGTATCTGAGTGTAGCCATAAGGCAGCCCGACCAGTGCGGTCACCATAAGCGTGGTGCTTTGCAACAAGCCGCCTGCAGGTATAGCACTGTTCGTTTGATAAGTGAACGCCGTAGCAGAGGTTACGATGACACTATAAAAGCCATTTGCAGCATTATTCGACAGCCCTTCAACGGCGATTTGGGCATTTGTTGTTAGCCCATGCGGTGCCGAGCATGTCACGTTAATTGTGTTATTCCCGCTTGAGATCACGGACAAAAGCGGAAGCGCCACACGATATGCCGTTTGGTTGTTGAGCGGCATAACAGCGCTCTGATCAAGCCCGACTGGCTGCCCTATAGGCTGCGTCGTAATTGATTGGCCGTCTTCGGTGACCAAACTGACAGTCGGATAGATTGGGATGCCGGTTGTGGGGTCCGTTTGCGCGCCTTGAGACACGGCAATCGTAGTCGTTTCAGCAAATTGATAGTCTTGAACGCGCGGGTTTTCGATCGGCACAGGATCCGCAGGCAGGATAATCGACCTTAATTGGTTTTGAGGGACATCCAAACATGGATCGCAAACCAAAATGCGTTTATTGATGAGGCCAGCGCCCGCGTAATCAAATTGCCATTGAAGACGGTCGTGATTGTATAGGAAACCGCAGCGATCGCAGATACCAAAAGCGCGCGGGTTTCTACTCGATACTGATGCGCGGCCTGTCGCCCTCACCTGAAGTACCCCTGAATTTGCGGCGAAATGTATTGCTGCGCCGTTTCGACGTTTTGATCGGCAGCAATCATATACGCTTCGTCTGCGAATTGTTTCAAAATCATCGCTTTTTCAGGTTTCCAGATCAATGAAAGGCGCTGCGCCAAGCCATAGGCATAGGCTTCCATCCAAAGATACGGGATCTCGACAGTTTGGCCGTTTGTGAAGCCGCTGTCTTGGATCTGGCGGACGCGATAATACTTCAGATATTGCGATGAAGTGCCATCTGGCACCGGCCAAAGCGTGACCGAAGGGCCGGGAGAGCCGGTCGAGCGCGACGGATCGTTAAGACGGTCGAACCAGAACACCGTCGGAAAGCCGGTTTGCTGTTTATTTGGATACGATGCGTATTCCGTGCGCGAGACAGGCAGAATGATGCGGTCGATCGGCTGCGAATTTGACTGCGTCGTCGTCACATAGGAATCAAGGATGACCACGGTGCTCGGGTCGACCGAATATGTGCCTGCAGGCGTCTGAGACGAAATCGTGCCGCCTGTCGCCGAGCCATTGTAAGAGGACGCAAATGACACAGAACCATTCTTTGACGCTGTGACAGTCTGTACGCCATCGACGACCGTGGTCCCCGACACCGTGATTTGGCTCCCGACCGTATAAACCGGCGTGTTGGGCGTTGCGTATGTGAGCGTTGTCGTAGCCCCGTTACCTGTAACGGTCAGGATTGTTGGCGTCTGATTGAACGTGACTTGCTGGAGATCGACAGCCCACAGGTTCACGCCACGGTTTGACCACGTCGCGAGCAACATGTTGGTTGCCATGCGAGAGGCTTCCATGTGCTCTTGGGTGATGGCCGTGTTTCTGACCTCGCAGAGATTGTACGCATAAAGCACAAGCTCGCCGAGAGACGGATTAAAGGTGTAGGTGCCGCTCGTGGTCATAACGGCTCCTCATCAGAACGATGTTGCGGTGTCGCTTGTGATCAAAATGCCTTCAGCCGCAAAACCCGCAGCATATGCCGCGCCAGTGGCCGACATTTGCCATTGGATGTCCGTTTTTGGAGCATAGACGTTGGGATACCAACGCTCGCTCACAAAGTTTGCGACGAACGGGCGCTGCGTGACCAAAGCGTTCACACCGGCAGTATTCACGGTCCATGTGCGGTATGTGCCATAGTTGCCGCTTGTATATACCATGTTGGTGAAGGCCTGCGTCCGCTTCAAATAGAACGTGCCGCTTGCCGGAACAGTGTAAATGGCAGCCTGTGTGCGACCGATGCCGACGTTGATTTGAGCGTAGGTGACCGTTTTCCCGGTGTCTTGCAACTTGATAATGCCAGCGTTGGCCGAGCCAGAAGACGGGACAGCCGTCACAGACATGTTGTTGATGCGGAGATAGCTATTGGTCGTGTTCACGCCAGTATAGTTACCGGCAGTGAACGTGATGGTTTCAGAAATTGGAAGATAATTTGCATCAAGACCGTTGATCAGAACGGACACGCCAGCATCGGACGAAGATGAGCTCAAAAGCGTCATCGTGATTGCGGATGCGGGGTAAGAATAGGCCGTCGCGTTTTCCCAAACTGGGATAAAACCCGATGTCGGGATCGCCGCTTGATAACCAAATATGCTCACAACGGAGTGGTTGGTGATTTGGCCGCGAGATGCTTCCAACTCAAACGGCTCATATTTGCCATTTTTCGTGATTGAATCCCAAGTCACGCCGGTTTGGTTGATCGTGGACATGATTACTTACCTTTTTTCCGTGCCGCAGCGGCGTTGTCGACCAAGTTCGGGTATGGCCGACCGGCGGCCCTCGCCCGTGCTTTAGCACTTTGCTCTTGCTTGTGAGACAAGTGCTTTGTGTGATGATCCTTGGGGAGAGATTTCTCCCAGAAGGGTTTCTCTTTCATATCAGCACTTAACGCCCCATTTTTTCAAAGCGAGATTGATTCTGCTGTTTGGATCATGGGCTGTTTTTGCGGATGTAAGTTTTTCCTTCATCCCGCACATTCTTGCCCTAAAATTATCATGGCGAGGATTGCTTGAATCCTTCGTAGGGGCCTTAAGATGATGGCCTTCTGCACGAGCGGACTGTCTGCCCTTTTCGTTGAGCCC